ATTTCGACCAACGGCTTCGTACCCCCTGTCACTGTTACGGCCTCGTTGCCCGCAGCCTCTTCGGTTGCCGCTGGCACCATGTATATCATCACCGATAACGGCGCTGGCGATAACGAAATTTGCATTGTGATCAGCGACGGCTCGGCTTGGAAGACTGCTGTAGGCGCTGCATTGTCGTAATTTGTCTCCCGTAAGGGTTTTTAACTCAAGGAGCAAATTATGGGATATATGAGCGATGTAAAAAGCACCCGTTTAAATGGTGCTGGCGGGGCCATTTTTGGCGGTCCTGCCCGTGTTAAAGGCATTTATATCGTCTCTACTGCTACTGCGGGCTCGGTGGTGATTAAGGATGGTGGTTCCGGCGGAACCACTGTTTGCACCATTGACACTCCAGCTGCCGTAGACACGATGTATATTCGCTTGCCTGAGGACGGCCTGCGATGTGCTACCGATGCCTATGCTGCCCTGTCTAATGTCACGGCGGCGACATTCTTTTACGCTTAAAGGATTGGTATGGACAAGAAAAAGATGGCTAAGTTAATGAAGCCTTATGGGCCTCGCAATCCTGATGCTAAGCCGGGTGACGAGCAGGTTTACACGCCTGAGACCCGTCGTCGCATCAAGCAGATGGAAGAAGATCGCAGGGACAAGAAGCTTTTGGAAGACTCTGATAAAGGGTATCGCGAGGCCATTGGCATGAAAAAAGGTGGCATGGTCACTAAAGGCTGTGGAATGGCCCGTCCTCAGAAGTTTCGGGTGATGTAATGGGGTCTGCGGCATGGACACGCAAAGAGGGCAAAAACCCGAAGGGCGGTCTGAACGCCAAAGGCCGCGCCTCTTACAAAGCCCAGACCGGTGGGACGCTAAAGCCGCCCGCGCCAAAGCCAAAAACGAAGAAGGACGCCGCGAGGCGAAAGTCTTTCTGCTCTCGCATGGAAGGAATGAAGAAGAAGCTTACTTCGTCCAAGACAGCGAAAGACCCAAACAGCCGGATTAACAAATCTTTACGAGCATGGAATTGCTGATATGACTATGGGCACCGAAGCAAAAACCGTGGCCGACGCAGCGGCTGTAGTAACAACTGTGGGGACCATGATGGAGTTTTTGCCAGCACTGGCTTCTATTTTCACCATCATCTGGCTGGGTATCCGCATTTGGGAAAGCCCCACGGTGCAGGGCATGGTTGGCAAGGTTAGGAAAAAAGATGCCAGCGAAGTCTGAAAAACAACGCAAACTCATGATGGCTGTTGCTAACAGCCCTGAATTTGCCAAAAAAGTAGGCATACCACAGAAAGTTGGCAAAGAGTTTGTTGGAAAAAGCACCGGTGGCTCTGTTAATCGCATTGGTCGGGCGGTAATGCCTTCTAGGCGTGACCCAGATATTGGAAAAATGATTAAGCAGGCGAGAGTCCCAACCGGTAAACGGAGAGGCTAATGGCTACGTCGGGCACATCAACTTTTAATCTTGAGTTTGATGAGATTATTGAGGAAGCGTATGAACGGTGCGGCCTAGAGAGCCGCACTGGGTATGACATGAAAACGGCTAGGCGTTCTCTTGGTCTATTGTTTATGGAGTGGGCGAATAGGGGGCTAAATCTCTGGACAATTGAACAGAGATCCGTTGCTATGGTGGCAGGAACAAACAACTATAACTTGCCTACAGATACTGTAAACATTCTGTCGGCAGTTGTACGTACCGGTACAGGGTCGGCCCAACAAGACATTACGTTGGACCGTATTAGCCAAAACGAGTACCTGCACCTTCCTGATAAAAACACGCAGGCACGGCCCTCTCAGTATTACCTGCAGCGGACTACCACTCCGGTGCTGTTTGTGTACCCTGCGCCGGATGCTTCGACCTACACGTTCCAGTATTACGTGGTTCGCCGCATTGAGGATGTAGGTGCATTTACAAACAATGCAGACGTAGTGTTCCGCTTTATGCCTTGTTTAGTTGCAGGCCTTGCGTATTATATTGCGGTTAAAAAAGTGCCAGAAAAAGTTCCCTTATTAAAACAACTGTATGAGGAAGAATTTGCCAGAGCCGCAATGGAAGATAGGGATACCGCGAGCGTTTATTTAACCCCTGAAATAAGCGTGGGGTAAGGCGTGGGAACAGGCTTTGCACTAGGAAAACATGCTTTAGCCATCTGCGATAGATGCGGGCTTCAGTATGCCTATTTGCAGCTAAAAAAGGAATGGACGGGTTTTAAGACATGTCCGGAATGCTATGAGCCAAAACACCCGCAACTAGAGCCGAAACGCAATATTAGTGACGCTATTGCACTTCGGAATCCAAGGCCCGACCAACCACGGGTTATCGATGTATACAGCGGCGCTCCGGGCGATTCTGCTTTTTTAAGCAACGGAATGCAAGCCACGCCCTTGAATAAACCTTTAGTATCAGCGATAATGCTTGGTAATGTAGTCGTCTCTACAGGGTAAAACAAAGTGAATTATTCTGAGTTAATTACCGCAGTCTCGGACTACACAGAAAACACGTTTTCTGACGTGGACATGGCTACGTTTGTTCAACAAGCGGAGCAACGCATATTTAACACAGTCCAGTTCCCTGCTTTGCGTAAAAATATGACGGGGACGACTACATGGAACACCCAATACCTGTCCACTCCGGATGACTTTTTGTCTGCCTATTCTTTGGCAGTTATCGACGGCTCTGGGAACTATGAATTTTTGCTGAATAAAGATGTAAACTTTATTCGTCAGACGTACCCTTCAGCTAACACTAGGGGCGTCCCAAAATATTATGCAATATTTGGCCCTACAACCACATCTGATGTAGTCCCCGCTATAACCAACGAAATTTCTTTATTGCTGGGCCCGACCCCAGATGATGCTTACACCGTAGAGCTCCATTTTTACTACTACCCCGACAGCATTGTTCGTGGCCGTATTAAAACCCTAGCGGGAATTGTTGGTGGGTCTGGATACAGCAACGGCACTTATTATGACGTGCCTTTGACGGGTGGCACTGGGAGTGGGGCAAAGGCCACTATTACGGTGGCTGGTGGGGCGGTGACAACGGTGACTATTACTAACCGTGGTGTAGGCTATGCTACATCGGATACCCTGTCTGCTGGCACCACGATTGGAGCCAGCGGGGTAGGTTTTTATGTCCCTGTTAATACCATCTACAACCAGAATGGTACGTCATGGCTAGGGGATAACTTTGATTCTGTCCTTTTGTACGGCACGTTAATGGAGGCGTATACGTACATGAAGGGCGAGCAGGACATGCTTCAGCTATACAGCAATCGTTACTTAGAGGCGCTGCAGTTGGCTAAGCGCTTAGGTGACGGCTTGGATCGGATGGATGCCTATCGTAGTGGTCAGGCTAGGGTGGGGGTAAAGTAAGATGGCTATTACCCAAACAGTCTGCACAAGTTTTAAAGTCGAGCTTTTATCTGGAACGCATGACTTTAATTCTGACACGTTTAAACTTGCGCTATACACGTCTTCGGCAACTTTAAATGCCGCTACTTCTGGATACACAGCTAGTGGTGAAGTTGCAAGTGGATCAGGCTATACGACAGGAGGTAAGGACTTGACGGTGTCGCAGACTCCTACCTCCGGGTCAGAAATTGCATATATCTCTTTTTCAGATATATCATGGGCGTCAAGCACAATAACTGCAAGAGGGGCTTTGGTCTACAACAGTAGCAAAAGCAACAAAGCAGTTGCAGTACTTGATTTTGGGTCGGATAAGAGTTCTTCTAGTTCGACATTTACTGTAACCTTTCCGGCGTCTAACCAGAACAGCGCCATAGTTCGCATTTCATAAGGAGAGCACTATGCTTGGCGACAAATCGAAGGTAGCAGACACCACAGCAGTGAGCGTCTCCCAAAATGGTGGCGTTTCGGCTGGTGTGTCTGGTGGGGGTGTTTTTCACGTAGTTTGCTACGATAAGGAAGGCAATGTTAAGTGGACGGCAGAATCGCCAAACTTGGTGGTTAACGTCGGTCTACAAGACATGAATGACAAGTACTTTAGCGGCTCAAGCTACACGGCTGCTTGGTACATTGGCTTGTACGGTGCGGCTGCATCAAATAACCCGGCTGCGGGTGACACCATGAGTAGCCATGCCGGTTGGACTGAGAACACCACGTATTCTCAATCAACCCGGCCTGCTTGCTCTTTTGGGTCGTCTACTGCCGCTGACCCGGCTGTTATTAGCAATTCGGCTTCTCCGGCTGCGTTTAGCATTAACGGTACGACCACTATTGGCGGGGCGTTCTTGACTAGCGATAACACCAAAAGCGGCACTACTGGGATCTTGTTCTCGGCTTCTGACTTTACGTCTCCCGGGGATCGCTCAGTGGTATCGGGTGACACGATCAATGTTACCTATACCTTTAGCTTAGCTGCAACATAAGGGGTAGAAATGGCGACTAGATTCTCCAAGGGGGACGAGGTCCGCGTGGATGCCGTTATCCCTTCTGGCCCAGTGCAAGCATTTCGCATGGACGAGGATGGGATTGTCTACTGTCTTATTGAATGGACAGACGCATCAGGCAATACCCAAGTGCGCTGGTTTAAAGAAGATGACTTAGTTGCTGTTTAGCAATAGGGGGCACTCGGCATGTTTGGCATAGCCTCATTTGCCGAAGTCCCCTATGCTTCTTTACCGGCGGCAGGCGGTGTTGTTTACGCCGTTTCTATTGAAGAAGATGCAACCGGTACTGAAGCGCTAGTCGCATATTTTACGGCGGTCGGGGCGGTAGCTGAAACGGCTACCGGCACGATTACTTTTGCTAGTTTAGCGGAGCTTGCGGCAGCACTGGCTGAAACGGGGACAGGCACCGAAGAGATTGTCTCACTACTAGAGGCAGAAGCGTCTGCGTCTGAGACTGCTACGGGGACGGAAGATGTTTCGTCTTCGTCAGAAACCTTGGTTTCTGTGGCTGAAACTGGCACCATCACTGACGCTTCTGCGTCTGATATTGAGCTTAATTCATCAGTTTCCGAAGACAGCACAGGAACTGAATCAACAAGTTCTTCTGTTGAAATTAACTCAGATCTAGCAGAAACAGGGACAATAACCGAGTCTAGTTCCTCCGCTGTTGAGGTGGAAAGCAGCGTTGATGAGACAGGGACAGCGTCGGATCAATTTTCTTCTGGTACAGATGTTATTTCTTCAATCTCTGAAGACGGGGCCATAACTGATGCTTTAGGCACTACGGCTATATTTACGGGGGGCATATCGGAAGATGCGTCTATAACCGACGTTTTGGGCGCTGCGGTTGTATTCTCCGTAGCTACGCCAGAAGAAGTTACAGGAACAGGTTCTTATTCGTCTTTAGCTGAGCTTGAGGCATTTTTTGCGGACACCTCTACCGGTACGGAAGAGACAGCATCCGTTGTTGATTTTGTTGCCTCTATTTCGGAAGATTCGACGGGCACAGAATCTATATCCAGCGGATATGACGTTATTTCTGGGATATCGGAAAATTCAACGATAACCGACGTAGCTCAAGGCCTTCCGGAGTATCCACGAGGTGTTGAGGAAACCGCAACAATTACGGATGAAATTCAAGGCTTTCCGGAATATCCCCGAAGTGTGGAAGAAACAGGGACAGCAACAGAACAGGTTAGTTCTGGTCATGACGTAGCGTCTGATGTGGCTGAGTCGAGTGACGCGGCGGAAACCAATGACACCATTCATGCACAGAACGTATTTACAGTGGAAAAGGCCTACACTTCCCGCAGAAAAGGGCAGAGGCTGCGGGAGCCCGCTGATCAGTTTAGTAGCATCATTAGCCTATTAGCTGATGTAGCGGAAGATGCAACCATAATTGACGTTTTAGGCGCTACGCTTACATTGCCGGGGGCTATATTTGAGGACGCGACGGGCACCGACTTAATAGACAGCGGCCTTGATGCGCAAGGCTATGTGTCAGAAGACGTAACCTTAACGGATGCTCCGGGGGCCACGTTGACTTTGCCGGGAGCCGTTGCGGAGGAAGCTACTGGCACAGAATCAGAAAGTAGCACAATAGTTCTAGGTGTGGATATTAGCGAATTGGCTTTAGAGTCCGATATCTTAAGCGCCACAGCTTCTATAAGCCCTCAGATCAGTGAAGAAGCATTAGGTGTTGATGTT